CACTTCGTCCTCGATACCCTTGCGCAGCGTGGCGGCCTGCTTCTGAAGCGCTTTAATTGCCTTGTTACGGGCGTTAACCGTCCATTTGAGGTCGCGCAGGGACCTGGCCTGCAGCGTCTCGATCGCCTCGTTGGTGGCCTCGAAATCGGGCAGCATGCCGGCGGCCTCCTCGGCCTGGGCGATCTGCTCGTCGGTGGCCAGCATGCGGCCGAAGACCTGACGAATGTCGTCGCTGACCTGCAGGTTGCGGTCGCGCATGAACTGCGTGAGCGACTTGTAGACGTTGACCAGCCAGGAACGGAAGCGCCGGAAGAGCGGCTGCAGCTCGATGTTGGGTGCCTGGCCCTCGAACAGGTACTGCTCGAAGCTCTCGGCCCAGCGCTCGTGATAGGGGCGCTTTTGGTCCAGGGTGTAGCTGTTCCAAGTGGCAAGGTCCGGCACGCCGAACCAGGCCAGCACCTTGTTCATGTCATCGACGATCTGCTGGGGCGCGTTGGGCTGGCTGGCCAGGTCGGCCATCACCTCGAGGAAGAAGTGCCCCGACTCGTGCAGGAATGTGGAGAGGTCGGCGTTCTCATTGAGAGTGACCAGCAGGGCCTGCGGGTTGAAGGTGCCGCGGGGGCCCTGCTCAAGCACATCGCGGGGGCGGCCTGCCTGCAGCCACGCATTAACTTCATTTATCGCTTCGTTTGTGAAGTCGATGAAGTCATCTATCGTCCACCCGAGGCGTTTGCCTAAAGGCCCGATGCGGCGGTCAGCGCGATCGGCGTCGTTCACGTACATGTTCGCGTCGACGTAGTCGTGCAAGTCTACGAAGCTGCTGACCGATTCGGGCAGAGTGCCGTCGGCGATGTCTTGCAGAATCTCGCTTTTTGCAACCTCAACCGTGTGGCGAAGAACAGCAGCGCGGTCGTCGCTCGCTGCCCTACCGGACGGGTTTAGGGCGCCGTCGTCTACGCCTTGTTGGTCGGATTCGTTTGCGGCGCTGGATCGGGCACGATCGGCAGCTTGCTGCTGAAGAGCTTCTTCAATAGCGCGTTGCCCTTCGCCGGAGCCACCGGCGCGGTCTGCCCAGTAGCTGGCACGCTCGTCGAGGCGCTCTTGGTTGACTTCTGGTCGGGTGTACCGCGGGGCATTGCCACTCTCCGTTACTTTGAACTTGGCCGGGACGACGCCGGTGCCAGCACGTTTGATGTCCTCGAGGAAAGCGCGAAACGCCGGAACCGAGAACGCGTACTGCCCGCCGCTGGGTGTCTCGTAACCAAACCAAGGCGTGCCGTCTGAGTCCCTATTGTACCGCGCCCCGTACTCGTAGGCACCGTATTCGCCTTGCTTGGCGGACACGCTGGCGATGGCCTGATCGTCGCCCTTGGCGTCGGCCAGGATTGCGCCCAGCGTTCCGTGGCTGGCCTCCTGCTGGCTGTCGGCGACCCAAGTTTCCCAGTGGTAGCGGCCGATGCTGGCGTCCTGCGGGCGGCCGAGCTCGGTGTACATCTGCTGAATCTTGGCTTCCAAGCCGCGCTCGATCGCCTCATAGACCAAGATGCCGCGGGCGCCTTCGGCTAGGCTGTTCAATGACGAGCCGGCCAGCTTCTTACCGTCGGGCCCGCTGCTGCCGTCGTAAAGGTTCGTGCCGTTAAATCGCCCGTCGTCCCAGAGCTGGCGGATCTGCACGCGGTCCAAGACCATCACGTCGTTAAAGCCCGCGACCAGCAAGGTGAAGCTCACGACCTTGTTGTCGATACCCACACCCTCGCCAAAGGTGGCGAACTCGCGGCGGATGTTCTTACCCGTCTGTGCAGGGTCGGACATCATGTCGTGCAGACGCTGCATGTGCGTCTTGCCGTCCTCACCGACGCGTGACATTTTGAACAGGAAATCTTGGCCGAACGCGTTGAGGTTGTGCGTGGCGCCAGCGCCCGGCTGGCCGCTGCCCTTGGGCGCAACCGACTTGGCCCAGGCCTCGTACTCGGGGAACACGGCTTCGGTGAACTCACCCCGGGCGGCCATAGCGATCCACTTGTCCGCGCCGTCGAACGCGTCAATGAACAGCGCTTCTTGGGTGTAGGGCGACACGCCCCGCGACAGGAACGACCACATGAACAGCTTGCCTGTGGTCTCCACGCCCAGCTCGCCCGCGACGTAAGCGCGGCGGAACTCGGCTGCGTTTTCAAAGCCGTGGCTGGCGTCGTCGATCTGTCCTTGGGTCAGCGTACGCAACTTGTCCAGCGAGCCGGTGCCGTTCAAGTCGCGGATGAACGCGTAGGGAGGGATCGGCACCTCGGTCGAGCCGAGAGCGTAGGCCATCATCTTCGTCCACTCGGCGGTGGACTCGGTGGCCTTGGGGAACTTCTTCAAGATGCCGTCGATCGCGGCGATCTGGCGAGCGGCGTTTTTGTTGGTGGTGCCGGTAAGGATAGGCGCCTTCTCTGGGAGCTTCAGCTTGGCGGTCAGCTTGACGCGCAGCGCAGGCCAGAAGCCCAGCTTGTTGCCCTCCTCCAGCCCAACACCTGGCGCGTCGGGGCCGGGCTTTTGCTTCTTGGCGGCTTGGTTAAACGCACCTGCAGCCTGCAGATTTCGGAAGGCTGCGCGAGCTGTGCGCTCCCCTGCCTCTGTCAGCCCGCCGGAAGGCGCAAACGGATTTTCCCGGCGGTATTCCGTTGACAGCAGCGCGCCAATGCCTTGCCTTTGAAACTCTTGCGCGACCGACAGGTCGGTGCCATCGCCGAGCGGTTGCATAAATCCCGCCTCAACGCCGTCGACCTTTGCCCACACGCCGCCCGACTCAGGGTCGCGGTAGAGTTCCACCGTCCGACCATCGCTGGTGGTGCGTACGCCTGCAACGCGTGTCGCGCCAGCCGGCATCGTTCCTTCAATGTCAGCAGCGTACACAACTGGACGGTTAGCCTCCGTGAGGCGGCGCCCGCTGGGGTTAATCGCTGCGATGTACTGATCTTCCGTTATGCCAGCGTTCAGCACGCCACCCGGCAGTCCCTGCGCCGCCACCCTGAGCGAAAAGCGCTGGTACATCTCCTGCGGAGTGATGCCTGCGCGGGCGGCCATGCTCGAGAAAAAGTTGGCCTGCAGCAGCGCGTAGGCCTCATTGACGTCGGCAGTGAACCGGCCTGTCGCGTTGAGCTGGTCCTGGATCGTCTTCTGCACGGCCTGAGTGCTCAGCTGCCAGGCGGTCTGATCCGCGGCCTGCCGCAGCACGCGGTCGGCCTCCTGCTGAATCATCTCGGCTGCGAGCTGCGCCTCCACGCGAGACGCTGCGTTGGGACGCATGCGGGCGTTGTCGTTGAGCACCTGCTCGAGCTCGGTGCCCGGGGCTACGGTCAGGACATCGGACATCCCGATGGCCACCGTGCTGTTGGTCTCGAGGGCACCAGGGATCTGGTCACGCACGCTCTGGGGCAGCTGGGCCAGCAGCTCCTGCGGCAGCTGGTTGAGCACCTGGGCGTCGACGTAGATCTCTTTCTTGGCGCCGTCGTTGACCTCGACCACGCGCTGCACATGAGCGCGGAACTGCTCGGGGCTGCGCTGGCGCAGCAGCGACTGCGAGGCCAGGGCCATCTGCTCGGCCAGCTGGTCCTGCTCGAACGTGAGCGACTGATTGCTCGCCTGCTCGATGATCTTGTTGATGCCGCGGATGGTGGACGTCTGCACGCCCACGCCGACCAGCGTCGCGATAAACGTCTGGTATGCCGCCTCCGGGCGCTCTTGGATGAACTGGGCCAGCGTCTTGTCTGGGTTCAGGTTCATCCACTCGTTGAAGTCTTGCGTCAGCGTAGTGAGCTGCTCGGTCCAGCCCTCGCTGATCGTCTGCCGGCCGAGCATCTTCAGCAGGCCGGTATTGGCCGCGATGTCGCCGAACAGCTTGGCGGCCGGGATACGCTCGAACACGTACTCGAACGCGCCCTGCGGGATGGCAAAGACGGCCGACTGCAGATTGGTGCGGCCCTGCTCTCGCGCCTGGTTGAAAGCGCCAGCGCCCACGCCGGTGGCCATGATGCCGGCCACCGTTGCAGCGGCCTGGTTGGCGGTAGCGTACAAACCGCGGACCAAGCCGATCGGCAGCAGCGCCAGGTTAGTGCCGGCCGATTGCAAGCCAGAGCGCACGGCCTGGCCGGTGCTCGATTCGGGCTGGAACCCGTAGCGGTCCATCACGCCCTGCAGTCGGTTGGCGGTGCCGCGTGCGGCCTGCGCCCCCGACTGCCAGCCGATCAGGTCGTTGACCGTTCCGGCGACGTCGAAGGCCATCTTGCCAACACCGACGGTAGCGCCAAGGCCGACCGTCTGCGCGCCGGCTGCGAGGTCCGAAGGCAGACCGCCTCTACCGTCTGCACCCATGACGTAACGCACGCCACGGCCGACCGTGCGCTCGATGTTCTTGAGCGTGTCCAGGTCGTCGATCGAGGTGGTGGTAAACGTCGGGTCGACGAGCTGGCGGTACAGCACCGGCGACTCTTGCGCCAGTTGGACCAGGTCGATGGCGCGAGCGCGCTCTTTGATGCGCAGCGCCTCGAGGTTGCGCTCGACAACCGGCAGCGGCACGCCCGAGGTCTGCGACAGCCGCAGGCGCTCGGCGGCGATGTCCGGGTCGTCTTTGAGCGCGGCCTCGAGAACGGTGCGCGTGCGGTTTTGCTGCAGCTCCTGTTGCTGACGCGCCAGCGGCAGGTAAGGATTGTCCTGCGTCGCGGGGTTCTGCGGTGCGCGCTCCTGCGCCAGACGCAAGTAATCGGTCATTTAGCGGTGCCTTTCGCTTACTTTCTGAACGTGGTCCGGTCTTTGCTGGCGCCAGTAAGGATTTCCGTTATTTGCTCGTCGGTCACGCCAAGCTCCCTGAGCTTCTTTGAAAGTTCGCTGACGTCGGTTTGCAGCTGCTCTTTGAGTGCAGGTGCCAGCGCCTTGTCGTTCAGCACTCGCTTGAGACTGTATTCAAGCTCTCTGGTGACCCACGAAACATCTGGTCGCACAGCGCTCAAAACCGTAGCGTTAGTTTTAACTTGGTTCTCAGCGGTCTTTTCGCGAGCCAGGCTTTCTTCGAGAACTCTGTTGAACAGCGCCTGTCGTTTGGGGTCAACAGCGGCAGCCGGCGCACGCGCAGGTGCCGGCGCGGGTGCGCGTGCGGTGTTCTCGCGAGCCAGGCTTTCTTCGAGGATTCTGTTGAACAGCGCCTGTGAATCGGGGTTGTCAACAGGCGCGGGTGCTCGTGCGGGTGCTGCAGCAGGTGCGGGTGCCGCAGCGGGTGCGCGGGCCGGCGCTGGTGCTCGTGCGGGGGCTGGCGCCGCTGCCGGCGCGGGTGCTGCTGCCGGCGCGGGTGCTGGCGCGCCCCAAGAACCGGTAGCGCCACCAGTGCTCGGTGCACGAGCCGGTGCTGCGGCAGGTGCCGGCGCGCTCGACCTGTTGCGCCCAGCCAAGTACATCTCCATGACGGCCTGCTCGGTCGGCACCTGGCCGGTCGACTTGAGCGCTTCGATGATCTGGCGGCGATCGGTCGTCGGCACCGAGGACACCTTGTAGTTCTTGCCGTTGACCGTGACGTAGGCCTCGCGCATCTCGTCGGCGGTGACCAGGGCCAGGGGCTTTTGCGAATCGCGGCCCCACTCGGAGACGTACACCTTGTCCATGACCACGCGGTCGACGACCGCCTGCTTCTCATCGGCAGTCAGCTCTTTGCCGCCCTTGGCGCTTGATGCCAGGCGCACCTGGCGGTCGATCTCGAGCGTCAGCCGAGATGCGGTCTCGGGGTCCTTTTTCTTGTCGATGCCCAGGCCGATCAGTGCGTTGTTGATGCGCGCCTCGTCGGTCATCATGCTGTCTTGCCTGCCGCCGCCTTTGGCCGCCGCGCCCTGGATGTCGAGCAGCGACTCCATCTGCGCCGGCGCGATCCGCTCGGTGTAAGCGCGCAGGTCGACCTTCTCACCTGCGGCGAGCTTTTCGCGCAGCGTGATGTAGGTGGCCATATCGGTCTTGACCGGCGTGCCGGCGGCCAGGCGCTCGGCGCGCACGCGCTGCGACTCTTGCAGCGCCGCACGCTCGCGCCCGTTCATCTGCGCCAGGATCGCCTCGGGGATCTTCTGGCCCTTGGAAAACAGCTGCCAGGCTTGGTCGGAAGCACGGGCCTCGACCTCTTGCTCGGCCGCCTTGACCATCGCGTGGTTGTTGCGGATCTGAGTGAGCGCCTTCTCGCGCCGGGTTGGGTCGGTGATTTTGGCCGCGTCGGCCAGCTGCTCGGCCAGGGGCTTGGTGGCCACGCTCGCGGCGAACTGCGTCGCAAACTGGTTGTCGGCCTCACCCTTGAGAATCTGCTCGACGCGGGCCTGGTTTTGAAATCCGACCTCGGCCTTGTTGGCGTCGTAGTAAGCCTGGGCAGCCTGCGCGTTGCTCTCGGCCAACTTGGCAATCTGCGCCAGGTGCATGCTCGACAGGTTCTTGTTGGCCTCGTCCTGCACTTGCGCGGTGGTCCAGCCCTTGCGGGCGCCCAGCAGTGCCGCCTTCTCGCGGATCTGCATCGCGGTGCTTGCGACGTCACCGGACGTCACGCCGAACTGGATCGTGGTGTTGACGTCGGCGGCGTAGACCTCGTCGGCGTGGCGCTCCTTCTCGGCCGCCGTGAAAGCAGCCACATTGCCTAGCGCGGCGGTCTTTTTTGCCTGCAGGCTGCGCGAGGCTAGTGCGCCCGCCCGCGGATCAAGGTCTTTGCCGTAGGTTTTGCGGGCTTGCTCCCACCAGCTTTCGGCTGCAGCTTCGTAACCCGCGGCGTTGGCGCCTCGGTATTTCGCGCGGCCCTCTGCGCTCGCATCCCACTTCATCCACTCATTGGTGATTTTCGACTCGACTTCGCTGGCCTTGGCCTGCGCGTCACGCAAGTCGATGCGGTCGATCGACTCGGCCGCCTGCATGAGGCCCTGGCCCAATGCGCGAGCGCCCGAGCTGACGTCGGGCGCCTGCTGCAAAACGGGCTGCAGTGGTTGCGTGCGGACCTGCGGCCCACCGTAAACTGGCACCTGCGGCATGGCTTAGGTCCTTCTGGTGTAGGTGTACCACTTGTCGGCGACTTGCCCGCCGCCTGAAAGCAGTGAACCTGCAGCGCCGTACATGCTGTTGAGCGCGTCGGCCCTCCCCTGCGCGAGCTGTGCCTGTCCGCGAGCGCGCATGTTCCAGGCCTCGCGCTGCGCGTTGGTGCGGGTGGTGGCCACGTCCGACTGCGTGAAAAAGTCGGTCTGGTCTTGCAGGTCGGCGGCGGTGCCGTAGGTCAGGTCCAGCCCCCGGCTGGCCAGGCTCACGCGCTGCGCGGACTTGGTGGCAGCGCCCTTGCGCTGCACGGCAGCGGCCTCCTCCTCGCCACGGCGCTGGGCGTCCTGCGCCGCGTACTCGGCCATTGTGGCGTTGTTGCGGGCGGTGGCCTCGGCGGCCCTGCTCTGCTGCATCATCGCGCCCGCGGACATCACGGTGCTGCCGACGGTGGCGCCCAGCGTTATGGCCTGCGCGGCTGTTAGCGCACTGCTAAGACCAAGCGCGGACGCGCCGGCCGCTGTACCGGTGCCAACCCCTGCCAGGGTGCCGGCGAGAGCGCCAAGCGTAACTGGTTCACACATGATGGGCCTTCATCTCAAACGGGTGGAACGGCTCGCCCAGGGCGCCGTAGGGCACGGCCTCATGCAGCGTAAAACCCAGCCGGCGCAACCAGCGCACGCTGGTCGTGTTCTTTGCATGGACAAAGTTCACCAGGTGCGGGAAGGCGTTTAGCATCCGCCCAATGTAATCGGGCGTCCTGCGGACAAGGACACGGGAATGCCGGTCCAGCACTGGCGTGCCCAGCATCCACGGCGAGCCGACGCCGGCCAGCATGTCGATCGGCGCCACGCCGATGATCGCCGCGAGCTCGCCGTCGACCAGGCCGGTCCAGCACAGGACCGAGCGCCTTACGCTCGACTCGATGCCAGCCTGGATGTCGGCGCGGCCGTAGGCCTGGCACTCGACCAGGTCGGGCAGTCGCAGGTTTTGGTAGAGGGTGTGCGCGTCGCCCGGCTCGGTCGGTCGAATCAGGACATCAGCCACCGGTCTGCACTTCGAGCGTCATCGACAGCACGGTCAGCGGCAGCGGCAAGTCCTGGCGCACGCAGATGGCGGCGTCGGTGTTCCAGCTCGGGTCGACCGAGAGGGACAGCTCCCCGTCGCGCAGCGCCGGCGGCGAGCCGTAGGGGTCGGTAATAGCCCGCGCCGGGTACTCGCGCAGGCGGTCGAAGCTGGGCCCGGCCTTGACGATGCTCGACTGCGTCACGCGCAGGTGCACCTTGTTGACGTTCTTGGTCGTGCCCTGCCCCACCGCCTGCGCGCCTTCGATGGCCAGCGGGAGCGTGCGAATGTCGGCCGTGACCGGCAGGCCCACGCTGATCTTGCTCGAGGCGGTCGGCAGCGTGATCGCGCCGTTGGTGACGGCCTGGCGCGGGATCACGGCGCCGTCGGCCAGGACGTCCACCTGCTTGCCTTCCAGGTGCCAGAGCCCCGACAGCGTCGTGATCGGCGAGCCAGCGTAGCTCAGGCCCGAGTCGACAAAAAAGGCGTCGTCCTGGTCGGTCAGGATGCGGGTGCGCAGGCGCTCGATGTACCGCACGGTGCGAGAGTTGACGGTGCGCCTGACGACCGCGTAGAGCACGTCCTCGTTGTCCTCGGAGACCACACACACCGACTCAAAAGCGCCGTCCGTGTCGTGGGCGTGCCAGCCGTAGACCTGCTGGTCCGGCAGGTAGGTCATGCCCAGCAGCGTGCCGTCGCTGCGCACGGCCCACAGCAGCGACTCCGGCGCCCGACTGTAGGCCAGGTCGGTAACGGTGAACCCGTTGAAGCGGTGCGGTGCCATGACCGAGGTGTCGACCGTCTTGTAAGAGTTGGCCTCCCAGCTGTAGCTGAGCTCACGGATGCGCGAGCCTTGGGCCTGCACGTACAGGATCGAGCCCATCGTCACCACGGGCTGCACATTGCTCGAGCCGGCGTAGCCCTGGGGCTTGATCGACACCGAGGTCGGCGTGATGGCCGGCGCGCCGTCGGCGTAGATGCGGAACTCACCGCCGGCCGTGAGCGCGATCAGATCGGACAGCGCGACCAGGTGGCGGATCTGGTTGTACTGGCTTGAAGCCACGCGCAGCTCCATCGCGTCGGCCTCGCGTGAAGGAATCGAGCTCGTGAGGTTGGTCTCGGTGCCGGTGCGCGTGGCCCACAGCACCTGGGGCTTGACCGTCGTGCCGGCAAACCAGCGACGCTGCTCGTGGTAAACGGTGGCTGCCGGGTAGTCGCCGGTCGAGCTGTTGAGCGCGATGATGTCCTCCGGCGGCGAGGACGTCGTGTCGGCCACCACGTTGTCGTCCACAAGAGACAGTGCCGCCGTGCTGGCGGTGCCGCCGGTCGTGGGCACTTTAAGCTGCGTCGTTTTGGCGTAGTTGAACGTCGTCGTGTTCTCGACCGTGATCTGATAGAAACCGTCGAAAAACTGCGTGCCGTCGATCAGTACGCGGTCGCCGGTGCTGAACCCGTGCGCCGTGCTGGTGACGATGCGCACGCGCCGGTACTTGAAAAAGCCATCGTCCTGGTACGGGGTCGAGCTCGTGATGGTCTTGCTGACCGCGGCGACCGGCGTGACCTGGCCGATGTAGCCGTAGATGCCACCGCGCAGCTTGTAGACGTTGTAGCGGTTGTAGCCGTCGACGCCGGTCCAGCTGATGGTGTTGTAGTTGCCGGCCAGGGTGAGGTTGTTGGTCGCGGTCGCGGGGCTGCTGGGCAGCGACTCGGTGACGCCGTCCTCGGCAACCGAGGTCACCACGTACTTGGCCTGCGTGAGGTTGTTGTTCTGAGCGATGGTGGTCGTGGCGGTCACGCCAGTGGGCGCTGCGCTGGGCGGCACGAACGAGACGGTCGTCAGCGTCCACTCGGTGGCGCTCTTGCGTGCGACCTCGCGGGTGGCGTAGTCGGGGTGCGTGATTGTGATGATGTCGGCCGACTGCGCGTAGTGCAGGTCAAACAGGTCGTCCGCATCGTAGGGGGTCACCAGCGTGAATACGCGAGCCGCGGTCGCGCCCGAGGCGGTCTTGGCCGAGCCCCACAGATCGGCCGTCGTGAACGCGGTGCTCGAGGTGACGGTGATCTTGTAAAAGCGCGTGCCGATGTAGACCCAGTCGCCGGTCGCGTAGCCGTGCGCTGCGGACATCGTGACCGTCGAGCCGGCGATCGAGCTGATGGCTTTGGTGGCCTCCAGCAGCGTGCCGCCGGCGATGTGCACCCGCATGTACAGGTGGCCGAACTCGAGCACCGCGGTCTCGGTGGCGCTGAACGAAAACGGGATGATGCGCACGGCCTCGGTCGAGTCCTTGGCCTCGTTGATGAACTCGAAGCCGGTGCGGCGCGTGGCCGGGCCGTGGGGCAAGGTGATGAAGTTGCGGCACAGCGACAGGCCGGTCTGGTACTTGACCAGGTCCAGGCGCCCGGCCAGCTCGGGCGTGATCTCGCCGCCGGCAAACGATCGCAGCAGGTGTTTCGTGCTCATGCGCGGACGGCCATGATCGACGGCTGCGTCGTGTCGGTTTCAGCGCTCGAGGCGTTGGCGCTGGCCGTGGCCGAGAGCTCGGCCGCCGACATTGCGCGCTGGCGCATCGCGTCGCCGAGCTTGGCGCCCTCGTTGCCCTTGACAATCGGGCCCGCCAGGAAGCCGGCCAGGTTGAAGCTGAGCGCGGCGGTGAAGCTGGCCGGGAACTTGGTGCTGTCGGTGACGTCGCGCACGTACACGAGCACCGCGTCGGGGTGGTTGGTAAAGATGACATCGCCCTCGATGTCGAACTGCGCGCTGTCGCGGTCGTCGATATGGGGCTCGAGGTGCTGGTCCTCGAGCGCGAACACCGTCAGCCCGATCTTGGGCCGGGGAATGCGCAGGGGGCGCAGGCAGTCGGAGGGCTTGGCGTAGGCGTAGGCCCAGGCGTCGCTTTCGTTGGTCACCTCGGCCAGGCTGATGCGCTTGAGCGAGAAGGCCCAGCTGCCGGGCTCGAGCAGCTCGGTGCGGGCCAGGTCGTAGAAGGTCGCGCAGTGCCCCGCCTCGACGCTCCCATCAGGCGGGCTGATGCTGGTGACGCGCGCGTCCGAGCCAATGTGGCTCAGGGCCATGTTGCAAATCTGGACGACTGAGGCCATGAGGGATCTCCTGGCCGCCAGTGTAGGAGCGGGGTCTCAGTACACGGACACTCAGCGCCGGCGCAGCCAGACGTTGCCGCCCCGATAGGTCCCGGTGTAGATCTGCCCGGGCCCGTACACCACCCCGAACTTGACCTCGGAGGGGTCTGGGTACAGACCGATGCGCACGCCAGTCATGGCGGCCTGGTCGGCGGCCTCGGTCGCAGCTAGGGTGCCGACCGACGCCCGGAAGCCGTCGGCGTATACGGTGTCGGAGGGCTCGGTCGCGGCGAGTGTGCCGACCGACGCACGAAAGCCGTCGGCGTAGACGATGTCGGGCTCTTCGAGCGCCGCCAGGGTGCCGACGTGCGCGATGAATGCGTCGGCGTCGAACGTGTCGGGCTCTTCGGTAGCGGCTAGGGTGCCGACGTGAGTGACAAAGCCCGCGGCTGCGAAAGTGTCGGTCTGCTCGGTTGCAGACAGTGAGCCGACGTGGGCCAGGCTGCCGACAAACGATGCAGTGTCTTGCGCCTCAGTCGCGGCCAGTGAACCGACGTGCGCAACGTCGCCAGCAAACGACGCGGTGTCCTGCGTCTCGGTCGCGGCAAGCGTGCCAGTGATCGCTCCTGTCGAAACGACCTGGCCGTTGATGTAACTGACGCTTAGGTAGTTCATGGCATCAGACGAAGGTCAACCCGGTGTTGTTGCCCGCGTCGGTTGAGTTGGTGAGCGTCCAGGAACCTGGCTTCTTGAGGATCGCCTGCGTGGTGTTGGTGCTACCAAGCTGCAAGAGGTTGCCAGCAGTTCCGGCGATGCTGAAGCTAGTGAACTCGTTGGTCGTGCCGCCGGTAAATTGAATACGGCCAATGGCTGTGTTTGTGATGTTGGCAAACTTGTTGGAGCCCGTGACCGTCAGTGTGCCGGTGCCACCTTGGTTCAGCGTTGGGTAGGTCTGGATGCCACCGCCAGCAAATGTCTTGGCGGATGCGCTTGTCAGGCTGATCGTGCCTGTGCCTGTAACGGTAGTGTTGGCTGGAGTTCCTGCTGTCCATGCTGAAACAGCAGAAAGAGTCCATGTTCCTGAGCCTATTGCAATGGTTTTCGAAGAACTACTGTTACTTAATACAGAACTTGAATTAGTAAAGTTATAACCGTTGGCATCAAAAGTTCCAACAGTTATTTGGCAAGTATTTGCGGTGTTGTTTGATACGAAAGCGTCTTGCAGCGTAACAGACCCTGAAGGGCTATTGACACTTAATTGCTGCGTAAACGTCTTCCCAGCACTCGTAATAGTCTGACTACCACGCCCTGCAAACGTCAGCGTTCCAGTGCCCGTCAGGGTGGTGCCAGTACCGTTGATCCAGTTGCCATAAATCGTTGGTGTTGACGTACTCGTTGCCAGCGTCATTGTGTTGCTGGTACGGGCAGACATATCAATCGTGCCGATGTTGTAAGCAATACCAATTGTTATTGTTCCAGATGTTGGGTAAAGTGCAGGGAAAACTGCGGTATCTTGTGCCAAAGGAAAGTTATTAACCGCCGCACCTGTGCCATTTGAAGTAAGCGACCAGTTAGTTCCTTGCCAGTTTGAACCACCCGCCGTTAATGCGTAATACACCGTTTTAGCCGCATCAAACGTAATCCCGCTGTTGCCCTTGCAGTCACCCAATCGAGTACCGCTGACAGGAGCCGCTGCACCAGCAATGGTGATGTCGCGGAAATCAATGTCAGTGAGCGATGCGACGGCAGCGCAGGTCAGTGTGCGGGTTGTGCCAATGGTGTCAGAGCGCAAGAACGTCCGCATCGTGGCGTTTGTACCTGCGGAAAGCGTGAGAGTGCCGTTGATGGTTTGGTTGGCGGAAATTGAAATCTGGTTTAAACCAACGTTGGTGCGGCCCGTGATTGACCAGTTGTTAAATGTATTTGCGCCACTAACCGTTGTAACGCTTGAGTTGTTACTGGTGAAACTGACGTTGTAGAACGTTTGCCCACCACCGTTAAATGTCGGGCCGGCAACGGAACAGACAATGCTAGACGTGCCCGCATTAAATGCCAGATTCGTGGAAGTGGCAAAGTTAATTGGAGTTGCAATACTCAACGTAACTGTACTGCTACCCAGATTTATCGTGCGGGTGTTGCTGTTGCTGGACGACAGAGAACCTGCGGTGACGTTGTAGTTGTTGGTGGTGAAGGTGCCTGAGGTTACAGTAATAGCGCCAGAAGATGTCAAGGCATCGCCCAGTGTCCAAGTGGCAGTTGATGTCCCTGTAAAACCAAACGTGGGTGGGCCTAAAGTTTTGCCAGCAGTTGTAATAGTGAATGAACCTGACGAAGCACGAATGTCTATGGCTCCTGTATGGCTCCATGTTGTACCAGCACCAATGGTCAAACCACCATGTATGGTGATTGTTCCAGAGCCTGACATGGTTCCCGTGAACCCTGTCGTGTTTAATGTTCTACAAACGGCTTGAGCCGTAACAGGAGTGACAGTACCCGTTGAACTCGCGTCAAAATACACATCATCTGCACTGGTCGGAACAGACGCACCACCAGTACCATTAGACGTAGTTGCCCATTTGGTGCCAGCGGTGCCGTCCCAGTTGGCAGTGCCCCCAACCCAATACCTATCAGCCATGTTTACTCCTGCGGAGTTTCAACAGGCTGGGCAGTGACGATTGCAATCCAGTTGTCGCGGCGTTGCTCTTTCACTGCCTCAATTTGCTCTTCGCTCAAGCCGTGATCATCAGGCAGATGAAGGGCATCAGCAAACTTGCCGTAGTCGGTCTGAAACTCAAAGTCGATCTTGACCATCGCCAGCCTCAGCCGTGGGTGATGGTGGCGCTGCTCAGCGTTACGGTGTCGCCTGCGGTGATGCCGACGCTCGAGAGGTTGATGTTCGCGCCGGAGGTGCCGACGGTCAGACCGGACACGATGACGGTGCCGCTGCTGTCCTTGATGCGGGCCTCGGCCGCGGTGCCGCTGGCGTCGGCGTTGGTGTCCGACTGGGGCATGCTGAACGTCAGCACGCCAGACGAGACAGATCCGCACGGGTCGGCCAGGGGGATGACGGCCAGCACGGTGCCCATGCTGGTGGTGCCGATCTCGAGCGTGCCGTTCGACGAGCCGCCGTCGATCGCATCGCGCACGGCCGTGAGCCGGGTGTTTTTGACGGTGGTGGAATAAACGACTGGCATGTCGGGTGCCCCTTAGATTGACTTGCGTCCCGACAGTACGACCTTCAAATTGGTAAAGCCGTCACCGCCAAAGACGCGCGGTTTGATGAACACGGGCAGCTCGACGATCTGCTTGAGAGCGCCCGCGGTAAGAGTCAGCGGTGCGCCTGACGTGTCGGTCAGGGCGTGGTAGGTCTCGCCATCGTTGGAGCCGCCGATCGTCACGGAGGCCCCGCCGAACACACCCGAGACCTGGATGGATCGGTCGGAATAGACAGCGAGCCGCACGGGCTCGCCATCGTCATCGGCAAGCAACCCGGACCAGGTCGTGACCGCCACATCGAGACTGGTCTCGAACGGGAAGGTCGTAACGCTGGGCCGGGTTGCCATCGCCTATCAGGCCATGTCGGTAGCCGCGGCCACGGGGGCCTTGGCCAGCTCCGACAAGGTCTTGAGCTGAGATGCAGGCTTGGCCTTGGCCGGCGCCTTGTACTCCTCGAGCGGCACGAACCAGGAGGCCTTGGCACCTGCGGGCGCCTCGAACACCTGACCCGCGCGCACGCGAGAGCCGTTGAAGAAGCCGGTCTGGAGGGCTTTAACCTTCATTGCTCAGCTCCTCCCCATCAAGCCTGGCTCGGGGAGTCGTAGGCGCGCCACATGGCAATGTCAGGCGTCAGGAACGCATTGACCTTACCTGCGGTGATCGCAGCGGTGCCAGTGACCTGGCGCACGCCGAGATAGCGCTTGTAGTCAAAGCCCTGCGGCACCTTCACTGCGGCCAGCAGAGTGCCGGCCTTCAGCGTGCCGGTGCCCGTGCCAGTGCCGGTGGTGAACGCGGCGGTCTGGTAGTGCACGACCGGGTTGGTCGTCAGCGCTGCGTCCTCAGCCGAAACCAGCTGGAACGTCACGCTGCCGGCCGAACCGGCGGCGATACCGGTGTCGACGTTGATCACCAGGTACAGCTCGTCCTCGGCGCCCATGTTCGCAGCAGCGGTGCCCAGGTCGATCTGATCCCCGATCGTGTAGGTGCCGGCGGCGCCGGTGTTGAGGCTGACGGCGTCAGCAAACTCATTGCGTTTGTCGATGATCATTTTCAGGTTCCTTTCTGTTCAATGCTGCGGTCAGACCACGCGGGCCTCGTTGTTGACCAGGGCGTCGGTGCGGCGCACGGGGATGTCGTCGAACGTCATCACGCGCTTGCCTTCCACGGTTTCCCAGGACAGGTTGGAGCTGACGCGCTCGAGGATGCCCAGACGCAGCTTCTCGCGGATCGTGCGGTTGACGTACCAGCAGGTGCGGCCCTTGCCGAAGCTCGGGATACGCTCAGAAGCCTGAACCATCCAGTTGATCAGGTTCTTGGTGTTGGCGATCGTGTTCAGGTCGGACACGTCGACGTTGGCGATGCGCACGAAGTAGCGCCAGTCGCGGATCGTCAGACCAGCGTCCCAGCGATAGTGCGTGCGGTAGCCTTCCATCCGGCCGCCGTTGCCATCGACGTTCTCGATGGTCACCTGGCCTTTGTCGGTCATCGACAGACCAGCCTTCGAGCCCTTCGGGTAGATACCGAAGCCGGTCTGGGGACCCCAAACGCACAGCCAGATGGAGGTGTTGTCGGTGCTCGAGCCGCCAGCGTCGATGATGTTGTCGACGTTCTCAGCAGACAGCGAGTTGAAGCGCGGAGCCAGGCCGGTGAAAGCCTCGGGCTCGGTGCCCTCGTTGCCGTAGAACAGCGTGCTGGCCATCTCCTGGCTGATGCCTTCGATGTGCGCAGCGTCTTCGCTCAGGCGGAAGGCGGCGGTGTTGCCGTTGAGGTCGGCCAGGGCCTTGTCGATCTCGGCGTAGGCCTCGAGCATGCCGCACGAGTCGGTCACCTGCGCGGTGGTCGACTTGGTGGGCTGCACGCCACCGTACAGCTTGCGCCAGGTGGGAGTGGGCAGACCGGTGCGGACGGTGGTCTTGTTGCCGGTGGGCAGGTTGCCTTCGACCCAGCTCATGTCGCTGAGCACGTCGTTGGACTGGTTGAGCAGTTCAACGATCGTGGCGATCGAGCCATCGGGGTCAGTACGTTTCGCGACGTCCAGGAGCGTCGGGTTGTTTGCAGCGAGAGCAGCCATTTGAATTTACCTTTCAGTTCATGTTGGGGAACAGTTTCTTTGCGATGTCCGTCTCGGGCCCTTTCGGTGCGCCGGAAACGAACCGGTCTTCGCTGATAGCTTTACCGGCTTTCACAAATGCTTTGATGACCTCGGGGTGGTTGCCCAGTCCCGATGCGTTCAGCACGTCCTTGAGCTCGGGCGTTCCAAACGTGTCAAGCGCTTTGCGTGCGATGCCCAGGTTTTCTTCGAGCTTGTCGCCACCGATCTCTTTGTCGGTCTTGACCTTCTCCACCCAGGACTCCACCAGCTTTGCGTGCGCTTCGACTTGGCGCTGGGCTTGCTTTGCAGCAATGTCCGCCAGCTTCTGCGCCGCGGTCTGGTCGAGCTTGAGCTCCTTGGCAATCGTCGTGAACTCTTCGGCCGAGGCCTTATCGAGTTCAATTCCGTCTGGCATTTTCAGGTCATAGCTGTCGGGCACCTTGACCTCGTCGGTCTTGGTTTCCTCGGGCTTTGCCCCGTCGGCGCCCTGGCTGTCGCCAGTTGCCGAAGTGTCCGCCGGCTTATCGGCAGTGCTATCTGCTTTGGTCGCATCCCCAGCGTCGTTGGAAGGTGTGCTGGTTGTCGCGTTAACGTCACTCATCTTTGGCCTTAAATTCCTTCAGGACTTTCATGTACCCGTCGGGTGACGCTTCCAGGAGCTCGCTGGTGAGAAACAGGCCCATGTGCCGCTTGCCTTCACTGAAGGCCATTACTGACCCGGAGTGATTGAAGGAGCTGCGGAACACGCCTGCCTCGTCCAGCATGCGACCGATGATGCGTCGCCCTTGCGGGTGGCCCAGCCACCAACGCAGATCCTCCAGCTCTTTGCGCCGGCGCTCGCGCGCCACCAGCTCTTCGCTTTCGGCTTCGCGTGCCAGACGGTTCAGGTCTGTGGGGTCTTTGTCGGTAACCACGCGCGCATCCTAGTGCGCGTACACAACGTCACGGATACGCTCAGACCATCGGCGCCGGGCTGACGTTGCTGTATCCCTGCAGCGACGTGAGCACGTCCTGCAGATTGTTGGTGTCGATCTCGCTCGCGGTCTTCGCGCTTTCGACGACTTGCGGTGCGGTGGCTGCAGACTGCGCCGCCTGCATCGCGGCCTGGCGCTGCTGGCGCACCGCTGCGACCTGGTCGTCGGGCACGATCACCTTCGGGTTTACGCCGTAGGCCTCGCCGTAGTCGTCGACCACCTGGTCGAAGTCGATTTTGTCGAGCACCTCGGGCTTGACCGCGGCCAGCTGGCCGACGGTGCCCAGCAGGCGGTCCATGCCCTGGGTCGCGACCGCACGCTGCGCCTGAGCCAGCACCGAGATGAACTCGACATCGAGGTCCATGCCCTCGAGCTCGGGCGGAGGCGGCGGCAGGATGCCGGCCTCGCTCGCGTAGTCGAACGTGATGTCGATCAGCGGCTGCAGCAGCTCGTTGTGCAGGCGCTCGAGCACCGGGCCCAGCATCAGCAGCTTTTCCTCGTGGCGCTCGGCGACCTCGGTGGCCGTGATGCCAGAGCGGTTGTCGTTGGCCAGCATCAGGAACAGGTCGGCGTAGTACGCGCTGCGGATGCGCTCGCGCACGTCTTGGATGTCGAGCAGCAGGTGCTGCAGGTCCAGCTGCACCTCGTAGGCCGAGCGCACGCCCTGGCCCTGCCCCATGCTGTCGACGTAGAACACGCCGCCCGGCAGGCGGGCCTTGTGCGCTTCCTTGTACTTGGTCGGCACCTGCAGCGGTGGGTTGACCTGGTAGTCGATCGCCTGGCCCTTGCGCAGCTGCTGGTGCTGCAGCTGCTTGACGTCGCCCAGGCACTCCATGCCGGGGCTCGTGCCATACACGTCGTTGCCGGTGACGACCCAGCGCGGGGCCAGCACGGGGAAGCGGTTGAAGCCCGACTCGCTCAGGAACTTGTCGAAGGCCTCGCGCCCGGGCTCCACGTAGTAGCTGGCAAAGCGCTTGTTCTTGCCGTCGAGCTTCTTGAGGTCGCGCTCGCGGCGCGGCTCGACCAGGTGCACCACGTCGACCCAGGCGTCATAGCTGCCCTTGTCGTACAGGTTGCGCACGGTGTCGGAGACGTTCTCCTTGCCGAACTTGGCCACCAGCTGCTCGACCGTCATCTGGAACTCGCGGCACAGCGTGTTGACGTTGCCCTTCTCGTCGGTGGCCAGCGCGTACTCACCCACGGTCAGCGGGTGGTGGTGAATCACGTTGTCGAAGTCAGGCAGCACGCACGAGGCGCCGGTGCCGAACAGGCCGAGCTCCTCGTACATCGTGTGCAGGCTGCGGTAGGTGTTGCTCGCAGCGAAGACACCGCGCAGCAGCTCGGCGCTTTGGTGCAGCCAGGCCTTGACGGCGCCGGCCTCCATCAGGTCCTTGTCCTTGATGCCGAGTCGAAACCACGGCCGGGCCGGGCTGGTGATGCCCGACATCAGGCCGGCGGCCAGTGTCCTGGCGCCGAAGACGGCCGTGTTGTCGAGGATGTGGTTGGTGCGCTTGTCGCCCCGATTGCGATCAGTCACGACGAAGCGACCAGCACGCGGCTGCTGGTACTCGCTGATCTCGCGCCAGTGCGTGAGCCAGCTCGAGCGCTCAGTCCACAGCGCCTGCTTGCGCGCCAGGATGCGCTGCCGTCGATTGATCGGCTGGTCCATTTACTGGCCGAGGAGCGTGGCGCGGCCGGTGGGTGCGGCGCCGGCGCCCGAGGGGCCGGTCAGCAGCGAAGACATGCCCATGCCGCCGGCGCGATTGCGCCTGGCCTTGTTCATCAGATTCGCGGTGTCGGGCTGCTTAACCTCCTGCGGGGGCGGAGGCGGCGGAGGAATATCCGGGGAAGACATGCACATGGGGCGGACTCCTGTGAGTTGCAGGCATTGTGCTGCGCGCAGTTTGCAACACGGACACCCCAGCCTCAGACGCGGGCGTAGGGGTCGTAGTCGAGCACGTTCTGCGGCGTGGCCTCGCGGTCCAGGTAGCGCAGCTGCGGCACCTTCGGCGTGACCATGTTGGCCAGCACCAGGGCGCTCGCCCGGTCTGGCGATCGGCCCACGCGCTTGACGATCTCCTCGCGGCTCTCGACCTTGATCGTCATGCCCGAGAGCTCCCAGCGCGGTGCGCACAGCTCCTTGACCAGCTCGGGGTCCGGCGGCAGGCAGATGCCGTTCTCGGCCTCGGGGTCGAGCGCCTCGCGCATCTCCCACCAGATCTGGGTGCGCAGGTTGAAGAACCCGAGCCGGCCCGACTTGTCACGCGCCGTCGCCTTCTCGCTCACGTTCACGCCGTAGACCGGCTGGCCCGTTTCAGCCAGCACGTCGAAGGGGCTCGCGCCGACGCCGATTACGTCCAGGTGAATCGGTGCGTGGTCGCGGTGCTCGGCGATCACCAGGCCTGCGACCTTGCGCCCGCTCGGCGTCTCGGTGCCCGGGTGGATCTGCAGGCGATCGAACCACAGCTCGGTGCTCTCGGTCTTGTAGCGCTTGGCAATGACCGTGCTGTCGGCGCCGCCTCTAGCCACGTCGACGCCCAGGCTCATGAGCTCGCCCTTGCGTGCTCGCTCGCGCCAGCGCTCCTGGGCGATCTCGACCCAGCGGGTCGGGATGACCTGCCAGGGGTCGTCCTCCATGCCGGCGTGGAAGTCGCCGAGCAGCATCTGGCTGCGCAGGGGCTCGGGCAGGGCCTGCAGCTGCGCCATGTAGCCGGTCGACACGAGAAACGGGTTGTCGGTGATGCGGCTCGGCACGAAGGTGCGCGACTCGGGCCGGATGATCTCCTCGGGCCGGTAGCGCTCGGCGTCGAACTCGTACACCCGGCGGCCACCCACGAGCACGAAGGCGCGCCCGTCGTCGCTGTCGATCCACACGTTCTTGCCGGTCTCGGGGTCGACGTACACGTAGCGCAGTGCGCCCGGGTCGGTCGGGAACAGGTGGTGCTTTTTGTCGAGCCAGGGGCCGAAGAAGTCGACGACCCAGCGGCCCTCGGCGCTGGTCGGTGGGTTGAAGGTCAGCAGCGTGCGGGTGCGCTGGCCGGGCCTGGTGGTTCGCACCCAGCCCTTGACGAAGCGCACCTGCTGCTCGAGGAAGTTGGCCGCCTCATCGATGACCAGCAGGTCCTTGGGCCGGCCCTGGTACTTGGTCTCGTCGCCCAGGTTGGGCATGGAGTTGAATTCGATCTGGCGCTCGCCGTCGTTGTAGACGGGCGGATTGCCGGTCACGAGCTGCGGGTCGACGATCTCACGCAGGCGGTCGATGATGCCCTTGAGCTGCGGGCCCTCGCGCCGAAACATCTGCGCCCGGTAGTGCTGCGTCAGCGCCAGGCCGATCGCCAGGTCCGTCTTGCCACCGCCGGCCGCGCCACCGAACCCGATCACGTCGGCCTGCGATTGGTAGGCCAAGGTCTGCGGGCCAGGCAGCGGGCGCCAGGGTCGCTCGGCCAGGTCGCCGGCAATCAATGCGGCGAGCTCTTCGCGCTCGGCGGGCGTGAGGTAGCGCTCGAGGTCGCGCGCCTGCTGTGGGGTCAAGCCAGATCCCCGAACTCGTCCTGCTGCTCTTTGCGCGCTGCAGCGAGCGCCATCAGCTGCGCCACGCGGGCGGCCTTGGCCGTCTCATCGACCTGCTGCACCGGGCCGCCATCGGCGCCGGTGAGCTCGGTGCGGTCGGCATAGACCTTCTTGCGCCGGCCCTTCAGGTACAGGGCCAGCAGCGAGTCGCTGTGCTTCTTGACGGTCAGCGGCACGGGCTGGCCGTTGGCGTCCAGCACCTGGCGGTACTGCTCTTTGCCATCGTTGTCGATGTAGCGCTCGTACACGTACTGCAGGCGGCCCTGGTGGAGCACGGGCTCGTCGAAGCCCACCACAGCCCGCCTGAAGGCTTCCTGCTCGGCGCGGTCGATGCCTTCCTCCAGCGCCTCGTCCCAAGCCTGGGCAAAGCCCTCGTCGTCCTGTCGACCACGCCAGGCGGTCGAGCGGTTGATCCCCGCGACCTCACAGGCGTGACGTATCACCGGCACGTTGCGCAGCGCCTCCAGGAACAAAGGTTTCCAGTCGATGGGTTTGATGGCCATGCCCGCAATTTAGCTTGCTGCTGCAATCACACGGACACACGGACCAGTCGTCCCAAGGCCTGACCGCGGCGCCGGCCGGTGGCGATGTGCGCGACGCAGGACTTGCTGACGTCCATCTTCTCGGCGACCTGCGCGTAACTGAAGCCGGCTTCAAGCAGAGCCAGCACCTGATCAACCTCGCGATCCAGCAACTTGGCTCGCGGATGCGACTCGCCAATGCGGCGCCCGTTTTCGTTCAATGCGACCAGCTTCTGCATGTCCAGGCCTTTCCCTTAACAAAGTTGCAATCTGATGCACGTTCAGAGTTCCAGTCCCTGTTTGCAATTTTTTGCACATACCCTTCCTTCACACCCCCGATCCCTACCCTTCACCCTTCACACCCTATAGGTGTGTGAAGGGTTGAAGGGTGGTTTTGGGATCTTCGCAAACCCTTCATTTCCTTCGTGAAGGGTCCCGTGAAGGGTTGAAGGGTGCCTCCATTCCTGCCATGCAAACGTGCAAATAAACGCCTATTCGCAATTTGTTGCGCGCTCATGTCACATCACCGCGATCGTGTTTGTTTCGGGGTCTAGCCAGTAGGGGGCGTCGTCGCCATCGCAAAGCCTGTGCAATGCGCGTCGCGCGTTGCTCTTGTAGTTGCCCTTGGGGTCCTTTTCAACGCCATCACGCTCGCGCATGCGACGCGCTGCCTCCTCGAGCACCGGCTTGATTTCAATCCCCTCGGTCTGCGCCTGGGCCATCTCCTGCAGCACCTCGTTGACCACCTTTTCGTTTTTGCCCAGCTTGCGATCGGCCACGCCGCCGACCGGTATCTCGGCCTCGACCACCACGCAGCTGGTGACCGGGTCCAGGTCCTCGTCGACGCCCAGCTGCACCACCTCGAGCGCAAAGCCCCACTGCAGGCCGTCCTCGCCGTCCTTGTTCTTGGACAGGCGGATTGACCTGAGCTCGCCCTCGCGCAGGATCTCGAGCTCAGCGTCGGCCGCGGCGCGCAGGCCAGACCAGCCCCTGGCGCCCTTGCTGGCGTCCTTGCCGCTGTGGTGGATGAGCACCACCAGGGCGCCCGTGAGCTCGTGCAGGCGCTTGCAATGGCCCAAGGCCTTGCCCACGTCCTCGCCGGCGTTCTCGTTGGCCCCTGGCGTGGTCTGGGCGAACGTGTCGACCACGATCACCTCGGCGCCACCGCTGGCGATGACGCCCGCGGCCAGGTCCTTGGCGTCCTTGAGCTCCATCAGGTTGGGCGCCGCGTTGAGCACGCTCATGGGAACCGTCGACAAGTCGACACCCTGGGCCTGGGCGTAGGCCGCCAGGCGCTTGCGAAAGCCCTCGGCGCCCTCGGCTGCGATGTAGGCCACCCTGCCCTGCTTGGTGCGCTTGCCGCGCCACGGCTGGCCCCGTGCGATCGCCAGCGCCATGTCGAGCACTGCAAAGGACTTGCCCGAGCCGCTGGCGCCGTAGACCACCGCGAGCCCCGCCTGGGGCAGCACGCCCTTGATGATCCAAGGCAGCGCGGTTGCGCTCGAGAACTCGTGCACCGGCTCGAATGTGAAGCGCAGGCCGGCGCTGTCGGCTCGCTCGAGCGCCTGCTCGACCAGGTCCTCGAACTCATCGGCCGATGCCGGCGCGTTCAGGCTGATGCGTGCGCCGTGATCGTTGGCCATCTTGACCAGCGTGCGGCCGGTGACCTGGGCGCCCGAGCCCTTGCCGAAAGAGCGCCAGCGCTCCTCGTTGAACTCGCGGGTCGTGTACTTGGGGCTGGCCTGGCTCCACTCATCCCAGAGCTCGAAGCCCTCGCCCTGGGTCTCGCAGTGAATGGCCATGCCGACCTGCAGCCAGTCGTCGTAGTGCAGGTCGTGCGGGAGCGCGGCCAGGCACTGCTGTATCTGCGAGACGGTCAAGCCCGAGGGCTCGGTGTGGGTCGGCGCCTCGGCGTGCTCTGTCCTGGCAAAGCGCTGCGCATGCAGCGTGCGCACGTCGTCGTTGAGCTGAGCAACCTCGTCGGTGTTGCCCAACAGCTCGGTGAGCTCGAGCGTGTTGCCGGTGAAGGTCACAAAGCCGCGAGAGCTGAAGCACTCCATGCCGTAGGCGCCGCCGCGCAGGGCTTTGCCGTTGCCGAGATCCCCTTTGAAGAAGAGCCGCACGCCTCGCCCGCTGGGGCTGAACTCGGCATAGGTGTCGACCAGCAGCTGCTCGACGTCTGGGTGCACGCGGCCGTCGGTGATGCAGTCGTCGAAGTCGAGCGCGCAGATCCCGAACTGGGACAGCGTCGCAAAACCGACACCGTCGAAACCCCGACGCACAGCGGCAGCCTTGGCGGCGTCGAATGTGACCAGGTTTGCTACGTCTCGAGTTCCGCCTTGTTCACCGTGACGTTTGCCACCGTTGGCGTAATAGGGAACCTTGCGGGGCTTGCCCCCGCCTGGGTTGTCCTCGAAGCGCCAGATAACCCAGGCCTCGAGATCGCGGATCGCCGCGGGCGCTTCGACGTTGCGAAGGTGGGGAGTGATGCGGGCCACGTTACTCATGCCAACTCCTCAAGGTTGGCAGTCGAGCCATGCACCGATGAACTCGGCCGCGACTTGCGGGACGATGGCATTGCCGTAGGCGCGCAGACGTCCCACTCGGCCGGGAGACCCATGAGCCAGCGGGAATGCGCCGGGTTCAACTGGCCGCCACTTGCCGTCCCGGCAAGCCAGCCAGTCAGCATTACTCCAGTGGCCGTTAACCGAGCCGGGCCGCCCAACGTGGATAGAGCCGCCGTGCACAGGTCGTTCCCCCAACCCTTGCGGGCCGCTTCCGCTTCCGCACCGCTCAGTGTCCTTACCGACTTGTCTCCATCCTTCGCACCTGTTGTCGGCCAGCCCGCTAGGTTCGCTTGCCTCGGCAACTGGTCGAACCGCTCCGACCCGTCCGCCCTCGGCTTGATGTCGCCGCCCGTGTCCTTCCAGTCGCGCGTCGTCGGTGTGACCCACCCAGTACAGTCGCTGTCGGATGTGCGGCGCGCCGATGCCCGCAGCGCACAGATCGGCGGCCCCAGCGGCGTAGCCCGCAGCTTCCAGGTCAGCGCGTACAAGGTCGAGCCAAGCGAGGCCGTCCTTGCTTGCAACCTGCTCGCCAAAGACGACTGGAGGGCGGCACTCTTCGATGAGGTGGTAGAAGGCTGGCCAGAGGTGCCGCTCGTCAGCAAACCCAGCGCCTTTGCCTGCATCGGAGAAAGGCTGACAAGGGCAGCTACCTGTCCACACTCGTCGGGTGTCAGCCCAGCCAGCAAGGCGGAGAGCTCGGGACCAGACACCGATGCCCGCGAAAAAATGACACTGGGTGAACTCTCGCAGCTCAATCGGATGGACGTCTTCGATGCTGCGGGTGTCGACGACACCGTCTGCGATGTGACCCTCGGCGATAAGGTTGCGCAGCCACTGTGCTGCGTAAGGGTCAACCTCGTTGTAGTAAGCGGACATGACATGGCGACTTTCAAAAAAGCGCCACGGGTGAGGGTTGTGAAGTCGCCAAACCGTACCCGCTGTCCACGGGCCACAACCCTCACCCGTAGCGGGACAGTTTTGGTTTGGCAGGGGTTACTGTAGCAGACAGTAAAGCCGTGGCTAGACGCGCATGCCGTGCTTGCGCAGCCACACGCTCGAGAAGACGACCTCCCCGCGAGCCCGGGAGTAGGTCGTGTACCGGCACAGCCACTCGGTGCGCTCGCGGTAGATCAGCACGACGACGTTGCCGCTGGGCAGCATCACGCGCATGCCTGGCTCGAGGAACTCAATCATCATTGTCGGTCCATAGCCTGCTGTCATCGGACAGCGACAAGATGCCGCACAGCACGTAGCCGGCGATAAAGCCTATCCAGCCGGCGAGCACCAGCCAGACCCAGCTCACAGCGTCAGCTCCAGCTGGCGAGCATCCACGATCGGGAACTCGCTGATCACCGCCTGGCCCTTGAGACAGCGCTGCGCATACTCGCAGTGCAGGCAGGCCTCGCTCAGGTCGGTGCGGTAGATCTTGGGCAGCCGGCCCTTGCTGGCGCGGTGCATCTCGGCGGTGGCCCGCTCGATTGCACCGGCCCGCTCAGCGCTGGCCGTGCGGTATCCGCCGGCGTACTGGTACAGCATCCCGCGGGTCGTGCCCACGCGCTCGGCCAGGGTTTCCTGCTCCTCGACCGTAGCCGCAGACATCCATGCCTTCATCGAAGTGATAGTTTTCATGTGGCAAATTTTAGCAAACAGTACAGGTCTTGCAGCAAGCAGCTACACCCTGCTACCCTGCCCGGCCATGAAGACCGTCTATGACGTCCGGCGCGAGAACCTGCGCGCAATGGTCAAGAGCTGGGGCGGGCCGACCAGCCTGGCCAAGAAGCTCGGCCACGCCAATGGCTCGTACCTGGCGCAGCTGGTGGGGCCCAACCCCCGGCGCGACGTCAGCGAGAAGGTGGCCCGCGAGATCGAAAGCAAGCTGGGCCTGACGCTCGGCTGGATGGACCAGGAGCACGAAAGGCAGCCCGGCAAGCTCAACGACCAAGCATTAACTGAGGTCGTGCGGGCGGTGGCCACCGTACTTCGTGACGCCGGTCTCAGACCGGACCCCGAAACGTATGGGACGCTCGTGCAGCTGGCTTATGACAGAGCGAAGCTCACGGGCCAGGTCGACGAGTCTTACATTCAAAAACTTTCAACTCTTGTCCGGCGGAGCGGCAAGTCATGATGAACGAAGAGATCAAGCAGCGTATTCAGTACCTGGTCGAGCACGGGGGCATCTGGGATGACCCACTCAACGACCTGCGCCGGCAGATCCGCCGAGCGATCGCCGTGTCGGCCATCGGCCTGCTGGTGACCTGGGTGCTGGTGGCCACGCTGCACTTCTGATCTGGTGTCTGCGGCAAAAACCCCACGCTTTAGTGGGGTTTTCTTTGCGCCTGCGTTTTAGCAGGTGCTACAATGCAGCCTGGCAAACGCCAAACAGAAACAAACCCAGGAGCATCAAATGAACAAACGCTACGACGCCCTCCTCGCCGACTGCGCCAAGCTGCGGAGCCGCGACAACCGCAGGGCCATTGACCTGATCATCGACAGCGCCTGTGACAACGCCAACTACACCATCGACGTCGAGAAGGCCGCCCCCGCCGAGCAGTGGGACAGCCTGTTCGTTGGCAGCATCGGCGGCCTGCTGGCCGGCGGCGACTACAACACCAACGTCGTCAAGTTCTTCGCCGCCCGCGGCATCCGCGCCTGAAAGGAGCCCCATCATGAAACACGACCTCTTCGAGTTCTTCGCCCCAGGCATGACCTGGGCCCAGCGCGCCTGGCGCGTGGCCGCCCTGGTGGCAGTCGTCGTCGTGCTGCTGGCCGACATCCTGGTGTGGAGGCCATGAGCTGGCCCTTCCCGCCGCCCGGCGGGCCCATCCCCTGGACGCCCGCTCAGAAGCGGGCCTACGACGAAGAGCAGCGCGCCAGCCTTCCGCCGGCGCCGTTTTAAAAATTTGCCCGCCCCTGTAGCAGCCGCTACAATGTAACTTCATCAACCGCTAAAACCGAAAGGAAGCACATGAGTCTCGAGCAAGCCCTGGCCGACAACACGGCCGCCATCCGCGAGCTGATCGCCGCGTTTACCAGCGGGCAGGTGGCTGCCCCAAAGCCTGCGCAGGCCCCCGCGCCTGCTGCTGGCCCAGCTACTGCCAAGGAAAGCGCTGCGCCCAAGAAGACGGCCGCCGACAAAGCCCCTGCTGCAGCATCTGCGGCCAGCGCTGCGCCAGCCTCGACTGCTGCGACCGCACCCCAGGAGACCGCCTCTGAGGGAAAGCCTGCTGCGGCGGCCTCCGCACCGGCAGCGCCCGCTGCATCGCCTGCCTCATCGAGCGCGCCGGTCGACTACCCGACGCTGCAGAAAGCCGTGTTCGCGCTGGCCGGCAAGTCGCGTGAAGCAGCTGCTGCAGTGGCCAGCTCGTTTGGCGTGAAGACGTTCAAGGAGCTGGGCCAGGACCAGTGGGGCGCCGCGCTCGGCGCCGTGCAGGAAAAGCTCGCGGAGCTGGAGAACGTTTGATGACCGCCGCTCACTCGTACTGGTCCGCCAGCAAGTTCGAGTCGATCATGCTGTGCCCCGGCAAGATCGTGCTCGAAGACGGCGCGCCGGATGACACCAACGCCTACGCCGCCGAGGGCACGGCCGCGCACCAGGTGCTGACCTGGGCGCTGCAGGAGGACCGCCCTGCCGGCGCCTACATCGGCCGCATGGTGCACTTGAACGCCGCCGGCAAGCCATGCGACCCAGACGCCGCCCAATATCGGTTCGAGGTCGACCAGGACATGGCCGACCACGTCCAGACGTGCATCGACTACTGCCGCGACCTGCAAGGCGACGACGGCGTGCTGTTCGCCGACATCCGCGTGAACTACAGCACCTACCTGGGCGTCGAGCATGACACCGCGTGGGGCACTGCTGACGTGATCATCGCCCGCGGCAACGAGCTCATCGTGGTCGACTTCAAGTACGGCCGCGGTGTCGAGGTCGACGCCGAGCGCAACCCGCAGATGTCGCTGTACGGTCTCGGCGCGCTGCAGGCCTACCAGGGCCTGGTGGCCGACTTCGAGCGCGTGCGCCTGGCCATCAGCCAGCCCCGCGTGAAGGCTGCGCCCAGCGAGTGGGACTGCACCGTTGACGAGCTCGAGGCCTGGGGCCGGTCGACTGCGCGCAGCGCGGTGGCCACCTGCGCCAACGCATCCCGCGAAGCCGGCAACATCACCGACGGCTTATGGGCCGAGCTGTTCCTGTCGCCCGGCGAGAAGCAGTGCAAGTTCTGCAAGGCCAAAGCTACCTGCCCGGCGCTTCGCAACGAGGTGAGTTCCACCGCGTTCGACATTACGCCGGCCAGTCCGGACGATTTTGCCGAAGCCGTTTTGCCGTTCAGCGGCTACGACCACACCGACGTTGCGTGGCTGTCGGCCGCCCTGTCCCAAGTGGACCTGATCGAGGACTGGTGCAAGGCGATCCGCGCCGAGGCCGAGCGCCGCCTGCTGGCCGGTGACAAGGTTCCAGGCTTCAAGGTCGTCGCCGGCAAGAAAGGCGCGCGCCAGTGGGTCGACGCCAAGGCCGCCGAGGAAGCGCTCAAGAGCTACCGCCTGAAGGTCGAGGAAATGTACGACCTCAAACTGATCAGCCCGACCAGCGCCGAGAAGCTGCACAAGGCCGGCGCGATCGGCCCGCGTCAATGGCCGAAGCTGCAGGGCCTGATCAGCCAGTCCGAGGGCAAGCCCCATGTGGCGCCCGAATCCGATTCACGCCCGGCCCTGGTGGTCACGCCGGTCGCTGATGATTTCACCGACGTGACCGCCGAAGACTTTGCATGAAAGAACTGACCATGACTGAAGCAACACAACGAGAGATGACCTTCGGCGAGAAAGCCGTCGGCCTGACCTTCAACCCCAGCGGAGACCCAACGGTCGAAGCGATCAAACGTAAATGCGCGGACCTGATCGACGAGATCCATGAGCTCCGCACGAACCAGCCAAACGGCGAGATCGCCCGCATGGCCTCAATCGCCATCACCGAGATCCAGACAGGCCAAATGTGGGCCGTCAAGGCCGCCACCTGGAAATTTTGAAAGGACTGACCATGATCGACAGCAAATTTAACGACCCCCGCGACATCACCGTGGGCCGTGGCCGAATCATCTACGCCAGGGCCACCGTGGATTTCAACGGCAACAAGCACCCCGAAGGCTGGGTGCTGCCTGGTGGCCAGCGCACGCGCTCGCGTGAAATCGCTGAGACCGTCGCCCACAACATTGACCAGATCACCGCAGCTCGCTCCATCAACTGAAAGGACCACCAACATGTCTACCAACCAACCCATCGGCCGCATCCTGCTCAAAGACGTGCGCCTTGCATTCCCCAACCTCTGGGAGCCCACCACCGTCAACGGTGAGGGCAAGCCCCGCTACAGCGCCACGCTGCTGATGGCGCAGGACCACCCGCAGGTCGAGGAGATCAAGCGCAAGATCGAGTCGATCGCCAAGGACAAGTGGCGCGACAAGGCCGCCTCGATCCTGGCCGGCCTGTACAAGACCGACAAGGTTGCGCTGCACGACGGCGACACCAAGGCCCAGTACGACGGCTTCTCCGGCAACCTGTTCGTGGCCAGCGCCGCGCAGGAGAACGCCGCGCCGACCGTGGTTGACCGCGATCGCTCGCCCCTGAGCCAGCGCAGCGGCCGGCCCTACGCCGGGTGCTACGTCAACGCGAGCCTGGAGTTCTGGGCCCAGGACAACGCCTACGGCAAGCGCATCAACTGCACGCTGCGCGGCATCCAGTTCTACGCCGACGGCGACAGCTTTAGCGCTGGCCGCCCTGCGGACTCTGACGAGTTCGAGGACGTGAGCGCCGGCGCCGACGCGGAAGACTTCGCATAAACGGGGGGCCCTACCTCCTCCCCGGGTTGACCGCCCGGTAACAAAGCCAGATGGTTAATCGAGCTGCTCCCGTGGAAATGTTAGCAACTCGAGGTGCGCACACCGGTGGGCCCGTAACCATGAGCCGGCAATCTGGCGCAGGTTTGACACCCCGGAAAGACGGGGCCTTTTTACGAAAGCACGCGATGACGATACTTTGGTTTGACTGCGAAACGTACAGCGAATGCGACCTTAAGACCGCAGGCACGCACCGCTACGCCGAGCACGAGTCCACCGAGATCACGGTCGCCCAGTGGGCGATCGACGACGGCGAGCCGCAGGTCGTTGACTGTAGCCACATCGGCCCCCCTCCGGCGGACCACGACGACATCCCGCACGAACTGTTCATGCTGCTGCACCGGGCGCGGTTCTACGACGACATCACCGTCGTCGCGCACAACAGCATGTTCGACCGCACCCTGCTGCGCCACTGCTGGGGCATCGACGTGCCGGTCGAACGCTGGCAGGACACGATGATCAAGGCCATGAGCCACGGCCTGCCTGGCTCGCTCGACAAGATCGGCCAGATCGTCGGCCTCGAGGACGACCAGGCCAAGGACAAGCGCGGGCGCGAGCTGATCCAGCTCTTTTGCAAACCGCGGCCCAAGGGCAGCAAGCTGCGCCGGGCCACCCGCGAGACGCACCCCAAGGAGTGGGCCGAGTTCCTCGAGTACAGCCGCCAGGACATCGTGGCCATGCGCGCCATCGACCAGCGCCTGCCGAGCTGGAACTACCGCGCCGGCCACGCCGAGCTCGAGCTCTGGCACCTGGACCAGCGCATCAACGACCGCGGCGTGGCCGTGGACGTGCAGCTCGCTGAGGCCGCTATCGACGCGGTGGCGCGCGAGCAAAAGCGCCTGAAGGCCGAAGTCGTCGAGGCCACCGACGGCCTGGTCACCAACGTAAGCCGGCGCGACGCGCTGCTTGCCTTCATCTGCGCGGAGTACGGCGTCGACCTGCCGGACCTCAAGGCCGACACGCTGCGCCGGCGCGTCGAGGACCCGGCCCTGCCCGAGGGCGTGCGCCTGCTGCTGGCCCTGCGACTCGAAGGCACGAAGACCAGCACCGCCAAGTACAAGGCCCTGGTCACCGCCACGAGCGCCGACGGCCGCCTGCGCAACACGCTACAGTTTGCCGGCGCCACCCGCACCGCTCGCTGGGCCGGCCGCATCTTCCAGCCGCAGAACATGCCAAGGCCTGACATGAAGCAGGCCGACATCGACGCAGGCATAGAGGCGCTCAAGGCCGGCTGCGCGGATCTGTTTTTCACCAACGTCATGCAGCTGACCGCCAACACCGTGCGCGGCTGCATCGTGGCGCCGCCCGGCAAGAAGCTCGTCATCGCCGACCTGTCCAACATCGAGGGCCGGGGCCTGGCTTTCCTGGCCGGCGAGCGCTGGAAGCTCAAGGCCTTCGCCGACTTCGACCAGGGCACCGGCGAGGACCTGTACAAGGTGGCGTACGGCCGCTCGTTCAACATCGACCCCAAGGACGCGGTCGGCCAGAAGCGCCAGATCGGCAAGGTGATGGAGCTGGGCCTGGGCTACGAGGGTGGCGTCGCCGCCTTCCTGACATTCGCCGCGGTCTACAACATGGACCTCGAGGAGCTGGCTAAGGCGGTCTGGGACACGGCCTCACGCGAGGCGCTCGAGAACGCGCTCGGCATGTGGAAGTGGGCCACCGAGAAGAAGCGCACGCTGGGCCTGAGCCAGCAGGTCTACGTCGCCTGCGAGGTGCTCAAGCGCGCTTGGCGCGATGCGCACCCCAACACCACCGCACTGTGGGCCGCAGCTGGCGACAGTGTGCGAGCTGCGATCGCCAACCCCGGCCAGTCGTTTGCGATCGGCCCGCACCTGAAAGCCCGCGTCGACGGCAAGTGGCTGCGCATCCGGCTGCCCAGCGGCCGCTACCTCTGCTACATCAACCCGGCCGTCGACGAGGACGGCAGCATCACCTACTTCGGCGTGAACCAGTACACGCGCCAGTGGGGACGCATCAAAACCTACGGCGGCAAGCTGATCGAGAACGCGACCCAGGCCTTCGCTCGCGACATCCTGGGTCACAACATGCCAGCCATTGAGCGCGAAGGGTTCGAGATCGTGCTGTCGGTGCACGACGAACTGCTCACCGAAACCCCCGACGAGCCAGGCTACAGCGTCGATCGGCTCGCCGGGATGATGGCCACCGCACCAGCCTGGGCGCGTGGCATTCCGCTGGCCGCGGCCGGCTTTGAGACAACCCGCTACAGAAAGGACTGACATGAAGGTCAACGTGCTGCGCCATGTGCGCCAACTATTCAACGTGCCCTACGTGCCGAAGCACGTAAACCGGCACAACCAGCGGGCCTGGGTGCGAAGCGTGCGCAACCTTGGCGACAAGTGGCTCCTGGCCAAGAAAGTCGAGCGTCGGGCATGAGCGACCACAACAGCGACTTCCCGTCCCGCGTGGCCAATATCGGCCAGCGTATGCCGGCTGCTGAGCCCCTGCCGCCTTCAAGCTGGCGCGACCGCCTCGAGTACGCGGCCTGGGCTGCACTGTTCATAGTGACGTCGCTGCTGATGCTGGCGACCCTGGCGCTGGCCATGATGCTGAGCTCCGGGCCCCGCCGGATCGACTGCACCTGGGCCGAGATCAGCCCCGACTTTACGCCGGCCATGCGCGAGGCGTGCCGAAAGGCCAGCCGTGCGTGAGGCGACCGTCGAGCGCTACCTAGTAACGTGCGTGAAGTCGCTCGGCGGCGAGGTGCGCAAGGTCGTCTGGGTCGGACGAAAGAACGCTCCCGATCGGCTGGTGATGCTGCCCGAGATCCGCTTTGGTGGGGGCACGACAGTTCCCGCGCAAACCGTATGGGTCGAGCTCAAAAACCCGAAGACAATCGTCACCTTCCCAGCCAACGCGCACGAGCGCGCCCAGGCCCGCGAGCACGAGCGCATGCGCCGGCTCGGCCAGCGCGTCGAGGTGATCGGAACCATTGAACAAATTGAGGAATTGCTGTCATGAAACAAGTCAAAGTCGGCGCACTGACCTACGCCCAGCTCATCAAGCACATGTTTGAGGGCATCTACAACTGCCGCGAGCTGGCCGAGATCACCGGCCTGCACTACGTCACCGTGCTGCAGTACACCCGCGAGCTGCACGCCGCCGGCGCCGCTCACATTTGCAGCTGGGAGAAGGATTGCCGTGGGCGAGACGTCATCAAAATCTACAAGCTCGGCGAAGGGCGCGATGCAAAGCGCCAGAAACTAAGCGGCGCCGTGCGCCAGGCGCGCACCCGCGCCAAGCGCCAGCACCTCGAGCTCGTGCAAAGGATGGCAGCATGAAGTGCCCACAATGCACCGGCTGGCTAAAAGTGCTGCAGACAAAGCAACAACCTGACGGCACGACCTATCGTCGCTACGAGTGCGCCAACCTGCACCGGTTCAGCACCCTGGAGCAGGTGGCCCAGCTCAAGCGCGGGCGCCAGCGCAAGAATGCGTAAGGCCTACACGCCCCGCCCCTACGCCGGCCTGGCCGAGCGCCACCTGTACGGCGCCGAGCGCTGCGCCCTGTGGGCCAAGCCCGGCATGGGTAAGACTGTCATCACCATGACGTTCTTGGACACGCTGCACAACGTCGTCGGCGAGGACGCACCGAGCCTGGTGCTGGCGCCGCTGCGCGTGGCGCGTGACACCTGGGCCAATGAGGCCAGCAAGTGGGAGCACCTGTCCGGCTTGAGCGTGCAGCCTGTCGTCGGCGACGCCAAGGCCCGGGCGCGTGCGCTCGAGCGCGAGGCCCAGGTCTACACAACCAACTACGACAACCTGGTCTGGCTGCGCGATCACTTCAAGAAGGCCGGCAAGGCCTGGCCGTTTCGCACGGTGGTCGCTGACGAGAGCACCAAGCTAAAGGGATTCCGGCTGCGCCAGGGCGGTGTGCGCGCTCAGGCGATCGCAGGCGTCGCTCACAAGGACGTGCGCCGCTGGATCAATCTCACCGGCACGCCGGCCAGCAACGGCCTCGAGGACCTGTGGGGTCAGACCTGGTTCTTGGACGCGGGCCAGCGCCTCGGGCGCACGTTCTCGAGCTTTCGCGAGCGCTGGTTTCGGCCGGTCAACAAGGGCCAGTTCCACCAGTGGGTGCAGGCCGAATGGGCGGCCGACGACATTCACGCACGTCTGGCTGACATTTGTCTGACACTCGACCCTCGCGACTGGTTCGACCTGCACGAGCCGATCGTCAACGTGGTCGAGGTCGAGTTGCCGCCGACGGCCAAGGTCAAGTACCGCGAGATGGAGCGCGAGCTCTTTACGCTGATTGGCGCCGCCGAGGTCGAGGCCATGAGCGCCGCGGCCAAGTACAGCAAGTGCCTGCAGATGGCCAGCGGCTCGGTCTACCTCGAGGACGGCGTCAGCTGGGTTGCGCTGCACGACGAGAAGCTCGACGCCCTCGAGGAGCTGGTCGACGCCACAGGCAGCGATCCGATCCTCGTGGCGTACCAGTTCAAGAGCGATCTGGCGCGCCTCCAGGCGCGTTTTCCAGGCGCCCTGAACCTTGCCCTACCCCAGGACCTGAAAGCCGCTCAGGCGGGCTCTGGCAAGGTCTGGCTGGGTCATCCCGGCAGCATGGGTCACGGCGTCGACGGGCTGCAGGAGCACTGCAATACGATCGTGTTCTACAGCCAAGACCCGAACCTTGAGTACCACGACCAGATCCTTGAGCGCGTGGGACCGATGCGACAATTTCAAGCCGGCAAAGACCGGCCCGTGTTCGTGCACTACCTGGTCGCACGCGGCACGATCGACGAGCTCGAGATGACCAGGCGAACCACGAAGCGCAGCGTTCAGGACGCGCTGATGGAATACATGAAAGGCAAGCAATGAGTGCGTGCAACAAGACCCTGCAAGACCTGGGTCAACCCTACCCCAGGACCTGCGCCAAGTGCGGGAAGGGCCCCTGCGTTGCCGACGCAGTTCAGTCCGAGTACACCGGCGGTAGCGTGAGCTACTACCAGCTCAGGATCACCGCCCCGACCTCGGGCGGCGATGCGTACACCGCCGAGTGCAACGACATCATCGAGGCGCTCGGCATGAACTACGCCGAGGGCAACGCCTTCAAGGCGATCTGGCGCCGCTGCGCCGCGCGAACCCTTGGCAAGGCCAAGGCCGGCTACAAGGACGGGCTCTACGACGCCGAGAAGGTGGTCTTTTTCGGCCAGCGCATGGTCGCCCAGGAGAAGCGTCATGGCTGACGAGATCGACCGCGCAAATACTCAGGCCGAGTTCAACCTGGCTGCGTTGATGCGTTTGCGCCGCCCCGCCGGGCCGACACCTACCGGGCGCTGCCTGTACTGCGACGAGATCGTGCCCGACCAGCACCGCTGGTGCGGCATCGAGTGCCGCGAGGGTTGGGAACAGGAGGCGCGCCGTGTCCGTTAAGTTCATCGCCGAGCTGCCCGCAGGCTACGACGAGCGCACACGCCTGGCGCTGCGCGACGACAACCATGTGATCGCCACACACCCCGAGCACCCTCCCCTTCTGCTACAGCCCAACGGCCGGTGGCTTGCAATACAGCCCCAGCCCGTGCATTCTGCACACAGTTCTAGCAGCAGCTAGAACCGCGCCGAGCACGATGTCCCCCTAAGTGCTCGGCCCTGTAGCAAATACTACAGGGCCAAATATACATTATGTGTACCGAAACGGGGGTTGACGTTAGAGCATCTGCTAAAGGACACTGTAGCGCATGCTTGAGATCAACGCCCTGCCTGGCCGGCACCTGCGCGCCCTCCTGGAGCTGATCGGCGAGCAGCGCGTGTGCCGGGAGCTCAACGTCCACCGCACCACGGTGCGCCGTTGGCTCGCCGGCCAGGTCCAGATTCCCGGTCACCAGCACCAGGTCATCCGCATGCTGCTCGGCGATCTGCCGGGGACCTGCGGCAAGTGGACCGGCTGGCGTTTCCACGACGGCCAGCTCGTCGCCCCAGGCGGCGACAGCTTCAGGCCCGGCGACGTGCTCAGCCTAATCATCCTGCGCCAGCAGTTGACCGCCCAGCGCCGCGAGCTCGAGGCCCTCAAGGTCCGCCTGGCCATCGCTGAAGAAGCTGAACGGCGCCACGCGGGCGCCGCCAATGAAGACCTGGTGCTCAGGGCTTAGGGCTCGATGTAGATGCCCATGTACAGCGTGGCGGTGTACGCCACCGTGCTGGTGCCGGCCAGGAGAATCTCCACAGTGGCGTTCAGCGACTTGTCTGTCGACGTTGAGGACAGGGTGATCTGTCGGTCGCTGCCCAGGTTGTAGGCCGTGCCGCTCACCAAGCCGGTGTCCCAGGCGGTGCCGCTCACCAGCGTGAACTTGATGTCGTAGCTCGAGCCAATGCCCGTGGTTGTCGGCGAGTACCAGTTGTTGGGGCCGGAGAGCTTCGTGTTGCCCAGGTAGTCGATGGTGCCGTTGCTTTTGAAGGCAATCTCGACCGAGTCGGGCAACGTGTAGTCCTCGAGCCCAATGGCGCCCAGCGACACCGGGCCTCCCACTACCTGGTGCACTCGTGCGGCGAACGTCACTTGAAGTCCTTCAGAAGCGTTGCGTACCAGTGACCGGTCGACGACAAGTAAGTCGCCACCAGCAGGTCCCGCGAGTTGGCTGCGGTGGAGAGCGTGGGCACGGAGCCGCCCGGCCATTTGAACGAGGTCGGCCAGGTCATGGTGCGCGAGCCGGTCCCGTCCTGGGTGATGAACCAGTTAATCGTCTGGCCATCGTTGGCGCTCGAGAGCGTGGGCGCGGTCGTCACGTTGGCCGTGAACGTGGTCGTGAACACGTTCGACAGGTCGCAGTTGAGCGTCATCGCGGTGGCGCTGAAGGTCACTGCAACCGGCGGGGTCTGCACGGCAGACGGCACGCCGCCTGCGAAGTCGGTCATGTTGCCGGGTACACGGGTGGTCATTTACTCCCTTTCGACGCGCCGCGTGAGCGCAGGAATGTCAGGTAATCAGCGGCGGCCTCCACGTCCCAGAAAGGCTTGACTCGCTCAGCCGCTATTTTCTTGGACGGGTCGATGACAACGGACACGCCGGGCGCCAGGCGCTTCGGCCGGAAGCCTTTCTCCTTGGCGAAGTCGTCGATCACCTTGTAGCCCGACAGGCGGAAGAACCAGTGCACGTCACCCTCGATCGACGGCTCGACGCGGGCCTCGTCGACGTGGGTGTGGCCGGCCACCAGGATGTGGTCCTTGTGCCCGAACAGCAGCTCGCGCTTCATGCCGTGGGTGTCCGAGTATTGGCTGCGCCCTGGGAAGTCGTGGCGGGCGTGGATGCGGATCTGCTCACCGCCCGGGAAGTTGAGCGCCAGCCTGGCGCCGTGCGCCTGCAACGGCCCGCTCGGGCCCTGCTTGACGATAAAGTTCAGCAGGTCCATGCCCTTTTCCCAGCAGTCGTGATTGCCACCCACGACAAACAGGTTGGGCGCCAGGCCCAGCATCCACTCGGTCAGGCGCAGGCCGTCGCGAAAGGTGGTGCCCTGGTTCGCGTACAGCGCCTTCAGGCGCCCGACCCAGTTGTTGGTCAGGTCACCCACATGCCCCGCGAAAAACGCCTTGGTGCGCCCGACCGTGGTCAGGTCGTGCTCGAGCTGGGCGATGTCGCAGTGGTCGTCATCGACGTGCGGGTCGCCCACCAGGAACAGGCCGATCGGGCCGGGGGTCTTGACCTGCACGGGGATCAACTTGGCCCAGGCCTCGTAGGCGTTGGCACGCGCCATGCCGGCTTTCTTGCGGGCGATCAGCGCCTCCAGCGGCTCGTTGGGGTCGGGCGCCGGGGAGACATTAACCTCCTCGGAGAATGGCTGCATGCGTCCTGCCCAGTACCGCACCGTCGTGCGCGGTACGCCGAGCTCGCGTGCGATTGCGTGGTGAGCGTCACCGCGCCTGATCTTGTCCTCGACCACGGCGCGCAGTTTCTTTCGGTCCATCAGTCAGCTTTCAGTTGTTTGCGCCAGTACAGCGCGCCCCTGTCCAGCCAGGGGCGGCTGGGTTCATAGAGCCGGTAGCCGGCTGCAATCAATGAATTGCTGCTGGCGATGTTCTTGTAGGTGGCGGTCACCAACCAATTGAGCCCGACGCTGCGGGCAAAGCGCTCACGCACGCGCAGCAGGCGCTTTTGCAGGCCCCTGCCCCGCCAAGCCGGCAGCACGCCGGCGCGCACCAGGTAACCGCAGTCAGAGAATTGAACGCTCGGCGTTAAGCCGGCAAAGGCAACCGCACGGTCGCCGTCAAATACGAGCCACCAGGTGCCCGACTCCCAGTCCGGGTGCTCGTCGCGTGGAAAAGTTGCGGCGTGCAAAACACGCAGCAGCTTGTGGCTGGGGGCAACGCGCTCGACTCGCATGGATCATTGAGGGTTACTCGGCGTCACACACACGCCTGCGGTGTAGTTCTGCAGAGCTCTTGCTTTCGCCTCCAGGCCTCGAGCATGTTCGTCCAGCGCAATAAGAGCTCTTCCACATTCACCGGCGATGGCGGCAAAGGGGCCAGAAGCTCCGCTGGTGGGGCTGGAATGCTGGGCGGTGCGATCACTGACGGCATCGGCGAGGGCGGACTCGTAGTCGCGCAGCCGCTGAGCAGACTCACGAGCAGCAGCGGCAGCAGCCAGCTTTTGTTTCTCAAGATCATTGCGCACCCTTTCGACGGTGGAGGCCAGCGCCTGCTCCTTTGCTCGAGCAGCCTCGCTGGCGGCCAGTGTTTGCGTGGCGGTGGCCGCGCGCTCGGCGTCCCACTGGTGCTGGACATCAGCGCGCCCGGTTTTCTGTCCAGTGTGATAGGCCTTCCAGTGCGTGCCCGCCAGGAAGACGACCGCGGCGATTACGAGAGTGAGGCGCCAATACATTGCCGGTACTCCTTCTCGCGTCGGATCGTCAGCCCTTTGAGGGGCTGGCCCTTAAAGTTGTCCCAGCGCAGGATCTCCTTGCAGGCGCCTTCGTAGTCCTGGGCGTTCAGCTTTTTGACCAGGGTGCTTTTGCAGAAGGCGCCCGAGCCGATGTTGTAAGACAGGCTGACGTAGGCGTCGTACTCGTACTGGTGCAGCGGCACCTTTACGCACTGCTTGAGCGCACCCTCGAACTTTTGCACGTCTTGCAGAGCCCGCACCAGCGCCTGCGGTGGCGTGATCTTGTCGCCCATCTTGACCCCGCCGGTGGTGCCAAAGCCGATCGTCGGCACGTCACCAGGCACGGGGATGTAGGCGGTGTCGCGGTAGCCCTCATGCAAAGCAATGCCGACAAGCGTTGTAGCACTGAGTGCTATACCGGCGAGGGCGCGACGGTTCACTCGTATAGCCCCATGCGCCGCTCGTGCTCAGCCTGCTGGCGCTTGTCTTCTTTGTGCTTGTAGAACCAGTTCACGCAAAAGCCGGCGATGGCTATCACCACGCCGATGAGCACAGCAAACTCGTTGGAGAGAAGCCACCCGAACACACTGGCACCAGCACCGGTGTAGGTGGCCTTGCTGCCAGCGGCAGCCATCGTGGCGTCGAATGTTGCGTGCTGCTCTGGGGTCATGGTGTCGTGGTGTCGTGCGAGGATCATGTGCTGTACCTGTATGGTAGGCAGCGAGTTTTACTAGACGGACACAGGCTGCTCAGGCCATGAAACGTTAAGGGGAAACCCCGGCTGCGCGGGGATGTCTCGCAAGGCCTGGCGGTAGGCAGCCCATGCCACCTTGTCCACCGGAACGTCGGGAACCTGCGTCCAGTCCGAGGCGATGAGCAGCTCGTTCCTGCGCTCGCGCACGGCCGCGGCGGCGGTCTCGGTGATCGCACTGTCGTCGGCGGAGACGACCGTCGTCGTCTGGTTGGTGGACACGTCGATGATGACTTGTGTGCTCATGGTTTATCCAAACTTGATGCCGATCAGCTTGTAGGTCCCGGCGGTGAACGTGCCGCCGACCGCGCTCACGGTGAAGCTGGTGATCTCGGATATGGCGCCACCAGAGGCGGAGCCTGCACCGCCCGACGCCCTGAAGAAGTGCCGCTCAGTTCCGCTGGTGATCGAGCTCGGCACGTCCAGGATGGCGGTGTTGCCGTTGGTGCCGAAGTGCGCCATCAGCACGGCGGGCGTGGCGAAGGGGGCGTTTTGCTTGCGGTTGTAAAACGAGATCTGGCCCGCATACGGGTTCGACTTGTTCGTGTCGTAGGTTGTGGTCAACCCGACCGAGAAGTACGTGCCGCCGCCGACGTTCCACAGCAGCTGGTTGCCGGAGCCCCAGCTGGTATTGACGCCCTCATAGATCAGCTTGAAGCCATCGTAAGCCGTGCTCAGGCCGGAGAACGTGATCGAGGCGGCGGCCGGGAATGAACCCGTGGCGATCTCGGTGAACTCCAGGCCAGCGGCGCCCGCTGCCATCTTCGCTCGCGTGACCGCGCCGTCGGCCAGCTTGGGCGTGGTGACCGAGCCGTTTTCCGGCACACCCGAGGCATAGGCGCTGAGGATCTTGACCTCAATGTTGTTGGTGCCGCTGGGCGGCGCGCTGGTAAACACCAGCGAGGTGCCGGAGATGTTGTAGTCGACGTCGACCACCTGGTGCACACCGCCGACGTACACGTCACAGCTGGCCTCGGTCGCCGGCGTTGCAGACAGCGTGAACGTCGTGGTGCTGCCGTTGCCGCTGAAGAGCTGCGGCGTGATGGTGACCGGCGACGGCGTGGCGGCATCGCTCCAGCCGCCGGCGCTGTAAACCCGCAGCTTGTCGTTGACGGTGTTGTAGTACAGGTCGCCGTACTGCAGCGCGGTGCTGTCGTTGCGCACCGACGGGTTGCTGCTTTTCGCACCTTGGTAGAGGTCAGCAAAGGTGCTCACGTCGACCAGGTTGTCCGCAACGATACCGATGTCGGCCGCTGCGCCGGCGACCGTGTTGATGTTGGCCGAGTTACCGGCGACGGCGGTCACGTTGCCCGAGATGCCGGCCACCGTACTGACGTTGCCGGAGATGCCGGCCACCGTGCTCACGCTCGCGGAGACGCCGGCGACCGTGTTGATGTTGGAGGCGTTGCCTGCGACCGAGGTCACGTTTGCCGCGATGCCTGCAACGGTGGTGACGTTGGCCGAGACGCCGGCGACCGTGTTGATGTTGGCCGCATTGCCAGCAACCGCGGTGACGTTGGCCGCGATGCCGGCGACGGTGTTGACGCTGGCGATGCTGCCACCCACCGCGCTCACGGCGGCGATGTGCACCGAGACGTTCTCGACGGCGTTGATGTCGCCCGCAACGATCTCAATGTCGTCGACGATCGGGCTGAGCGCCAAAATGCCGTCGGCCAGGTCTTGGCTCAGCTGGCCCGTCGCATCGTCGGTGACCGGCACCTTGACGGCGCGCGCCATCTCCTCGGCCAGCTGCTGGGTCTGCATAACCATCCGGTCGAGCTGGTTCTCCAGGGCCACCGGGTTGAAGTTGCCGCCGGCCGGGATGTCATACGACTGGTCGTAATCGAGGTCGCCAGTGATGGTGAGCTTGTGCCCGCTGGGCAGCAGGTAGGAAACCGTGCCGCCAGGGCTGGTTTCCTGGTTCGCGTTGAGCGAGACCGTGTAATTGGTGCCAAGCACCAGCACGGTTTCAACGCCCGCAGCGTCGGCCTTGGTCACCTTGATGTCGCCATCGGCAAACACCTTGAAGGTGAATGGCCAGCTCGAGGTCGAGCCGTTGCCAGTGAACGGCCCGGCCTTACGGGCGGTGGATGGTGTCGTCATGTACGGGGCTCCTGCAACTATCTACGATGGTAGGTGCAGGCCCCGCGATCACGGACACATCAGCGCTGCTTGCTCTCCGGGCTGGCAGTGCCAGTCACCACACCGCGTGTCAGGTCGACCGGGCCGGTCGGCTCAATCTTGCCTTGAGCGACGCCGGCCGCGTATCCGACCGGGCGAGCCAGGGCGAAGATGGGCAGGCCGGTGATCAGCGTTGCAGCAGATGCTACGTCGCGCACCGCCTTCTGCGCGTTGCCGTCGTCGACGACCGCCTTGTAAACGCTGGCCGGCGAGCTCACCGCCGACTCGATCAGCGACACCGCGGGCGACAGCGAGAACTTGTCATCGGCCGGGTTGTCGTTGAACCGGTTGACCACGAGCTGCGCCGCCTGGCCGACGATCGGAACCATCGCGACCATGCCACGCACGGTGCCCAGGCCGAACACGGCGGCGAGCCAGTCGTCGAGATACCCGTCGCCCTCGTCGTCCTCGGGGCCGCCACGGAATGCCTGGGCGATTGCCTCAGCCACCCAGATCGGCACCAGCAGGCCGGCGAGCGCCACGTACAGCAGCTTGCCGGCGCCCTTCTTCAGACCCATGTCGTCGACGATCTGCTTGATCGCAGTCGCGTTGGTGTTGGCCATCATGTTGAAGTAGGACACGAACTGCGTGAACAGTCGGGCGTAGCCCGGGCCAGTCTCAAACCGGCTCACGTCTTCGGGCAGCGTCGAGCCCTGGGTCTGGCGCACGACGCCGTCGGCAAACCGCAGCGCGTCGCTTTCCTCCATGCCCTGCTCGATCGCCTGGTTGTACGCGGCGGTCCAGATGATCGGGCTCATCGTGTTGTCGACGGCCGCTTGCAGGAAGTAGGCGTGGCGCTGTGTCCAGGCCTGGCCGCGCTCGAGCAGCGTCGGGTCGACCAGGATCTCCTCGACGGCGTCGTTCATGGCCGACGTCTCGTTGAGCATGCGGTCCTTCATGTAGGCCGAGGACGCGGCCACCGACTCGCGCATTGCCTTGGGGTCCGCCGTAAACCGCGCCGCGGCGCTGAGCATCAGGCTGGGCTTGACCTTGACCGCTGCCAGGCTGAAGCCCGTGATCTGCTGCGCCGTGTTCGACAGGTTGGCAAACATCAGCGCCATGCCCGCACGCGAGCGCGCCGCGCTCAGGAACCGGGACAGCTTGCGGTCGCCCACCACCGGGGTCTCGACAACCTGGCGGGCGCTGCGGTTGAGCCAGGGGGTCAGCATGCCCTCGTAGGCGCCCGGGTCGATGCGATCGAGCGCGTAGCTCACCCGCTTGTTGGTGAGCAGGCGGCGCACGTCGGTGACCGCGCCCTGCATGTGCGAGAACAGCAGCACCTTGTCCATGTGCTGGGCCAGCGCACGGATGTCCAGCAGCAGAGGCTTGTTGTACTCGACGCGGCTCTTGGTGAACCCGCTGGGCGCTGCCGGGAAGGCGTAGGCCATGCTCTCGTTCTCGCCCTCGGCGAGCTCGCGCAGCTTGGCGTCCTTGACCAGGCGGCTGTCCGTCTGCGCCGGCACGTAGCCGCCACGGTAGGTCCCGAACGGGGTGACCACCTCGTTGGCTGTGACCTCGGCAAAGTACCGGCCGAAGACCTTGCGGTGCGTCTCCTGGGCCAGGGGCTTCATCTGCTCGAGCAGGTCCCACACGCCCTGGGCAAAGTCGTAGTGCTCCTTGCGCAGCTTGCCTTCGCTGATCAGGCGCGCGATGAAGGCATCCCAGCGGCTGGTGTCGAGCGTGCCGTCGGCGTTTTCAAAGGCCCACTGGCGGCCCAGCAGCAGCTTGCGCTTGTTGCTGTCGTTGCCGGTGTGCAGGATCGCGTGCATGAGCTCGGCCATGCCAGAGTCGCGGGCGTTGCCGAAGGTGTAGCCGAGCTCGGGCGCTTCAATCGCGCCTCGAGGCAGCATGGGCGCGATCGCCTGCAGCAGCGCGGTGAACTGCTTGCGGTAGGCCACGCGGTCGGTACGGTAGCGATCGGCGGCGTCCTTGACCGGCTGGAACACCAGGCGCAGGAACGGGCCGCCGAAACGGCCGTCCAGGCGCTCGGCCCACTGCTCGACCCGGCTCAGGATCGACTTGGCAAATTGCAGCTTGAGGCCGCGCTCCTCGCGGTCGGTGATGGCGCCCTTCTCGCCCGGCACCTGGTCGGGGATGCCGATGTCATCCATCCGGCCCATGAGCTCGTCGGCAGCGTCCTCGATGTCCAGCAGGTTGCCGGCCACCTCCATCTGGCGCGAGCGCTTGGCCAGCTCCCACATGGCGCGCAGCTCGTCGTTGAGCCCGCGCAGCTCCTCCACCGTGAGCTCGTCCAGCGGCATGGCATTGATCAGCGCAGCATCGACGCCAGGCTTGAGCGCGGCGTACATGGCCGGGTCGTTCTTGGCGACCGTCTCCATGTACTCGAGCGCAGACTTCTCCAGGCGAGGGGCCACGCCGTAGGCGGCCAGGATCGCACGCATTGCGTTGACGACGTCGGGGTCGCGCCCACCTTTGACGACCTTCTCGTCGTTGCCCTTGGTGACGCGCTTGAAAAACTCCAGGATCTTGATCGCCTCGGCCTGGGCGTCTTGCAGCGCCTTGACCGTCGCGTTGTTGAGCATCTGGTCGCGCTTGGCCTGCACGGCCGCCTGCGTCTCACCCTTGGCCGTGGCTTCCTGCCAGCGCTTGCCGGCGCGGGCCTCGGCGCTGCGGTGCTGCCACGCCGCATTGCGCAGGTCCTTGACCCGGCGGCGTGCGGCGATGTTGGCGGCAAACTCTTTGGCGGCCCGCAGGACCGCGTTGACCGTAATCGGCCGGCCGTTGCTGGCCGTGCGCCCGGTGTCCTCGCGCTCGTTGAGCATCTCGGCCTGGCTCTTGAGCTCGGTGGCCAGGCTGCGGGCGCGCGCCTCGTTGTGCACCGCCTGGTTGGCAGCGTCCGCGATCGCCTCGGGCGTGGCCAGGTCGCCGTGGCGCTCGAGCATGCGCTGGTCGGTCTTGCCCTCGACCACGGACTTGATGTCCTCGGCCGCGAGGATTGCGCGCACCAGGGCGTCGCCGTTGGCGAAGCCAAACATCTCGGCGACCATGTCCGGGTGCAGGCCCTCTTTGGCCGTCATGCCCTTGAGACGGGTCAGATCCGGCCGGCCCAGCATGGTCTCGGGGTAGATCTCGGCCAGGCCTTCGGTCGACAGCCGGAAGCCCTTCTGCGCCTTGATCTGGTCGCCGGTCTCCGGGTCGACGGTCTCGCCCTTCTTCAGCCAATTGATCGCACGGTAGATCGGCTCCGCCTCGACCTCGGCGCGGACTTCGTCCTCGATACCCTTGCGCAGCGTGGCGGCCTGCTTCTGAAGCGCTTTAATTGCCTTGTTACGGGCGTTAACCGTCCATTTGAGGTCGCGCAGGGACCTGGCCTGCAGCGTCTCGATCGCC